CGTGAGTGGTGGCAAAAATATAAACGCGAAGAAATACCAACTGTATATCATGTCATACAAAGTTACGACACAGCTTTTCTTAAAAAAGAAACAGCGGACTATTCTGCTATTACAACGTGGGGTGTATTTTATCCATCAGAGGATGAAGGAGCTAATTTAATTTTACTCGATGCAATCAAAGGGCGGTACGAGTTTCCAGAACTTAGAAGACTTGCATTAGAGCAATACGATTATTGGAAACCAGAAACTGTGATTGTTGAAGCAAAAGCATCAGGTCTGCCACTTACATACGAACTTAGAAAAATGGATATACCTGTCATGAACTACACACCGTCCAAAGGTAACGACAAGCACGCCAGGGTCAATTCTGTTGCACCTTTATTTGAATCTGGTATGATATGGGCACCTGAACAAAAGTTCGCAGAGGAAGTGATCGAAGAGTGTGCAGCATTTCCTTACGGTGATCATGATGACTTGGTCGACTCGACTACCCAAGCTCTCATGCGATTTAGACAAGGAGGCTTCGTGCAACACCCGGAGGACTATCTAGAGGAGCCTACCAGCAAGCGTACAAGAGAATATTATGGATGATTTAATTAAACTATTAATGGAACTGGCTAATAGAAAGCCAAAACCAAAAGGCGGTGGTATAACCGAATCATCTAAAGGTGTAGAGTTTATTGGTCGTAAGCTGACTAAAGAAGAAGCAGGTGACTATGCTTTGATAAATTCTAAGATGACAGATGCTAGTAGATTCGTACCCTTCTCTATTAGAAACGTGGGCCGTGATAAACGGTACATGTATATCAAAGACTTCGCCGATGACTTTGAAAAAAAGTTTGAACAAGTAATTACATTTTTAAAAGATAACCCCGACATAAGATTATCACAAGGACAGAAAGATAATATTCTATACAATCTTGGTGTTTACAGAAGAACGGTAGCAGAAAAAAATAAACTAGAAAAAGGGATCATTGAACAAGGTAAAAAACCAGAAGACGTTTACAAAGCTTCAGACGAGGATAGACCTATTGAAGAGATGTCTTTTCAAGGTGCTTTAGAAAAAATAATGAAAACAATTGACGAGTTTAAAAGTAAGGTAAAAGAGACAGAAGATATTTCCTCAATGGATTTATCTGGACAAGGTTCTGTTGAAAGACAAAATAGAATTAAAAGATTGTACTACGGTAAAGCTTATGGCTCTAACAGTGCAGAAGCTAGAGGTCTTGGTAGTTTTAATTTACCAAAACTTCATGAGGCAGGTATTATTAAACTAGATGATACAATATATAAAAATTTAAAACAAGGAGCGCATCATTATGGAGGTGCTTTGACAAACTCTCCTGACCCAGTTCGTATTTGGAGAAAACACTTTGGTGAAGATATTTTTGAGAAGATGAAAAACTGGGACTATCAAAACAATGAGTCTGTGTTTGATTGGTTGAAGAGAAATAATATACAACCTATTTTAAAAGAAGGGCCAAAGTCCGCAACAGACTATCTACATCCTGTTGAATTAAGACAATACTTAGATGACGAATTAGAAGTTTTCAATGCCTACAAAAATCCAAAAGCAGAATCAAGCAAAGATTATTTTATGATAGATGATCCAGCACAACAAATGGATAGAATACAGTTTCACGGAGAAAATATTAGATTCTTAGAAGATTCTTTACAAAGATTAGATCCTGATTCTTTTAGAGAATACGCTAGAACAAAAACACAAGTAGAGAATCCAACTGTAATACCATTTAAACAAGGTGAGGGTTTAGAGAGTTTAATAGAAAAACCAAAAGCAGGTCAAGGTAGGTTTACAAAAGCAGAAGTATTAGAACAAATAATAAAAAATACTATTAAAGATTTAGGTGATGATCCAGAAGTGGGTGAATATATTAAAGAGGTTTATCCTAAAATATTAAAAGAAATACAAGACGATCCATTAAAGGCAAATAATGAAAATGTATTTAGAAATCTAACAACTCAGTTTGTTGATAACCCAGAACAAAGACTTGTTGTCTATGACGATGACACCGTAGATTTTTTCACTAAAGGAACTAAATACCGTCAGGCTGGTGAACAATCACCTATTGATGCAACTCAATCTCTTGCAGATGAACTTAATATTTCACTTGAAGAAGCTCAAAGAATACGTCAGATGGAACCTGACGATCAAGTTTTAGAAATAACAAGATTAAGAACATTGCTTGATAGAGACAAACCTAAAAAGGCACAAGGAGGTATCATTGGCTTATATATTTGATCCCATACAAAATACTTTTATAGATGACGAAGATAAAAGTCTTGGTAACAAGCTTCAGGTAGTTGACTTGGTAAACGACTTAGAACCGGGTCCGTTAAAAGATGAAATGCTAAAGGACTTTGATCCAGATCAAGAAACATACGAAGAATATCTACAAAGAAAAGGTTTAGGAGAAAGACCTTTTAATGCTGCTAGTGGTGGCAGAGTTAATTTAGCTGCAGCTATACCAATTGCTCCTATGGCCATAGGCCCAATTGCAAAAGCACTTGGCATATCAACAGCTGGACTTGGAACCATAGAAGCTTCAAGTAAAGTTGGAAATTATTTAAAAGAAAATCCTGAAGTTATGAATACACCCGAGTTTAGAGGTTTAGCGCTTGCATTTGGTTTAAACATACCGGGAGTTATTGCACCGGATGCAGATGAAATAGAAAAAACAAGAAAAGAAATACAAGAAGGTTTAAAACCAGGTGAATCAAAACCTATAGATGAAGGTCCTATTGTATTAGGTGGATCAGAACCACCTAAAATAGAAACAACTGAAACTTTTCCTGCTGAATTAGATAAATTACCTTTTAAAGAAGAGTTCCCTATACAAGAAGAAAAACTTCCAATTATTTTTGAAAATAAAAAGGTAGAAAATGCTAAAAAGAAATTTGATAAAGTTATAGAGTTATATGAAACAACTGGACCAGGAGGATTAAAAAGAGCAAAACAAATAGATAAAATTAGAAATAAAAAATTTGCTGATGACGTTAAAGATTTAATAGATAATACTTATGGAGGAAATTCACAAGCATTAGCAAATGATTTACAAATAGAAAGAGTTAGAATTAATTCCCTTCTTAAAAAACATGGAATAAAACAAGAAAGAGTTGGAAATAAAACTATACAAACTATTTTTTTAAAAAAAAATAAAGGCAAACTTTCTGTATCAGATTTAACTTCTAACATGAAAGATAATGAAACTTATTTAATTAATAGAACAAAAGAAAGATTTGATAAATATAATGCTAATAAAGATAAATCTCTTAATTATAAAGACATTGCAGAAATAATAGGTGTTAGTCTTCCAGATAAAACTGCACAAGATTTTTTTCAAACCAAATTAAGAAATGCTAAAAAGAAAATTGGTATAAAATCAAAAAAAGGTTTTGGTAAAGAAGTGTTATACAATTTAGATGATACAATTAATGCTTTAACTAAAGCTAATTTATCCAAACCTGTTAAAGGTACCGGAACCATCTATAGTGTTAACAGAAAAAATTTTGAACAAACTAATGATAGAGATGGTTTTAATACAAGAAGTTATGTTTTAGAAAAAGTTAGAAAAGTTTCATCAGAACAGTTTGGAGATGAAGCTGTTAAAAGAGCCGCAGAAAATTATGGACATGCAGAAGCAATTGCTAATCAACAAAAATATCCAAAATTATTTAAAAATTCTAACGCTGCAGATATTTCAACTTTAGTTTTACAGGACCCTGTTTTAAATTCGGATATTCTTCAAGCGTATGGTTCTTGGAAAACAGGAATTGAACAAAAAAGACAACCCATATTAAATAGTTTAGAAAAACTAATAGGTAAAAAAGCAACTCCAGAAAATTTACAATTAGCAACTGTTTATAGAGATGCTTTAAACTCTTTAAATGACTCAGCTAGAACAGAAGTTAAAGAATTTCAAAAAACAAATAAGTTTTTAAGAGATCAAGAAAATAGAATACCTGATTATGAATTAGTTTTACCTAAAGTAGGTGAAACTTTTAAAAGTGGTTTTTTAAAAATTGACATGTCTAATATAGATCCATCTGTTTCTGTTGGTAGAATTTTAGAAATAAATCCAAATGCAAAAAAATTTTCTGATTTATCTAAGGCAGAACAAACTTTGTATAGAGAAAATTTAAGAGGACAATTTGTTGATTACTTAAAATATTTTTATCAAGAATATGGTGTTGATAAAGAAGACATAGAGTCTTTTGAAGAAGAAATGTTTTCAACTCCAATAAAATCAAAAGTTGCAAAACAAAAAGGAGGACCTGTTGAATTATCTCCAATGCCAAGAGTGAATTTTAGCGAGGGCACTAAACCAGAAGAGGGCGATACGTTTGCAAAAGAATTAGAATATTTCTTTTTAAATCCTGATGCAGAGTTACCAAAGCCACAAAGTTATAAAGAAACTATGAACCCAATTGAAATTGTAAATGACATGATTGATCCAAGAAATGTTCCGTACTATGCAGATGTTTTAACAAGATCAGGAATTCGTGTTGGTGAGTTTGCAACAAGAATAATTCCTGCTGTAGGAAAACTTGCAAGCGATCTTATACGAAAACCTGCATTTAAAGTTACAGGAACAGGAGGAAACTACATTCAAGATTATGGTGAGACAACTCCATTTAATATTAAAGGCACAGGAATATTTACAGAATTTTTAGAAAACATAACGCCAACAGCAACAGAAAAAGCTATCGGTTTAGATAAATTAATTCAACAAGAAGAACAAAAACAAAAAGATAGAAGATCAACTATTGGTCCAAAAGTTTTAGCAGACACAATCGGTCTTGGTGTAGAAGTTACAGCTCCAATATTTCCTGGAATAAAATTATTAAATGCGTATGCAAAAACTAAAAACTTACCCACAGATAAAGTAACAACAGAATTATTACAAAAAGATATAGACAAAGTTTTATCCGACAGAGGTTTAGATAGAAGACAATTTTTACAAGCAGCAGGTGCAAGCGCTACAATTGTGTTAGCTAAAATGTTAGGTCTTGGTGATGAAATTGCACAATCAACAAAGGTGGCTGAAAAAGCTGCTGAAACAGTTGTTGATACAACTCCACAACACTTTTTTGATTTAGCAGATTTAATAAAATTTTATGGTAAAGAAGGCGTAAAAGAGAGTCCGCGTGCTCGTAACATTTATTGGAAAAATTATGAATTGATGGAAGATATTTCTACAGGAGAGATGAGAATAATTAAAACAAACGAGGGAGGAGCGCGTACTGCAGATGGTGATATAGTTGACGGAATTTTTTCAGAAGAGGTTATGGAATTTAAACCTGGTGAATATACTGAAGGGCCTGATGGTAAATTTGTTAAGACTCCTGATGAATATACAGAGGCAACGATTACTCCAGATATTGATGGGAAGATGAAAGAATTTGAAGATGGAATTGATGAAACTTCAATATCTAAAATGATAGAGGATATTGATGAGGCTGGTGGTGAAGAGATATTAGATAAAATAAGATTTACTGATAAATAATCAACAATATTAAAAATGAAAAAACTAACCAGAACAATACCACCTAAAAGAGGACCTAATCCACAAGGGTTGAATGTTCCTCTAAAACAGGTTAAAGTGGTAAACCCGGAGAATATAAATGGCAGATATAGACAAGTCGTTACCAAACGTCAAAACATCAATAGAGGTTAATCCTCAAGAAGAAATAGAAATACAACAGGAAAAAGCTTTAGAAGCTGAAGATCCTGGAGTTGAAGTTAATCCATTAGAAGATGGTGGAGTAGAAGTAAATTTTGATCCAAGTAAAGTAAACATAGAAGGACAACCTGGACACTTTGATAATTTAGCAGAATTATTACCAGAGGAAACATTAGAACCGATTGGTTCTGAGTTAGTTTCGAATTATAAAGAATATAAAACATCAAGAAAAGATTGGGAGCAATCTTACATACAAGGTTTAGATCTTTTAGGTTTTAAATACGAAAATAGAACTGAACCTTTTCAAGGTGCATCTGGCGCAACACACCCAGTTCTTGCAGAGGCAGTTACACAGTTTCAAGCTGGAGCCTACAAAGAATTATTACCTGCAGAGGGTCCTGTTAGAACACAAATAGTT